TCGACGCACAAGCCGCGAACGCGGAAGTGAAACAGCACAAGCCAGGGCACAACAGCGTCATCGTGGCGCGAGCAAGGGAAGACGCGAAGACAAGCGGCTGGCGCGAAATCCCGTTCGGCATGGAGTGCGACGAAGCTATCCGCCAGACAGCCGCGCAAGTGGCAAACCTGCCATGGGGTGAGTTCAAGCGGATCGTGATTCCGGTCGGCAGCGGCATGAACCTGGCCGGCCTGCTGCACGGACTGAAGCAACACCAGCAAGGCGGAGCGGTTCAGGTGGTTGGCGTGCAAGTAGGCGCGGACCCGAACAAGCGGCTCGACAAGTGGGCACCGGCACACTGGCGCGATGTAGTAACGCTGGTGCAGTCAGCCCAGGATTATCACGACGCAGCCCCGGACACGATGCTGGAAGGCGTCAAGCTCGACCCGATCTATGAGGCCAAATGCCTCCCCTTCCTGGAACCCGGTGATTTGCTCTGGTGCGTCGGCATCCGCAAGAGCGAGACAGCAGCGGCACCAAAGAAGCGGCGGATCATCCAGACAGACGGCGCACCGGAGTGGATCACCGGAGACAGTACAACGCTCGACACCCTACTGGAAGGCCGGGAGCAGTTCGACATGATTATGAGTTGCCCCCCGTATGCCGACCTTGAGGTCTACAGCGACGATGCAGCCGACATCAGCAACATGGAATATCCGGCATTCGTGGCGGCATACCGGGAAATCATTCGCAAGGCGGCAGAGAAGCTCGCGGACAACCGATTTGCCGTGTGGGTGGTGGGCGAAGTGCGAGACAACAAAGGCAACTATCGAAACTTCGTGGGCGACACCATCGCGGCGTTTGAGGACGCAGGCCTGCGCTATTACAACGAGGCGGTCCTCATTACCAGCGTCGGCAGCCTGCCGCTTCGAGCCGGCAATATGTTCCGGGCGAGCCGCAAGCTGGGCAAGGGACACCAGAACATCCTGATCTTCAAGAAGGGCGACCCGACACCGGAACCGCTGACCGGATTCGGCGAATGGCTCGGCAAATACTTCGAACAGAACAAGGAACTGCTGGAACTCCACGAAAAGGTGCTGGTGTTCGTGAAAGGCGACGCGAACAAGGCAGCCAAGGAGTTCGGCCCGGTCATGACAGCCGACCCGGAGATGAGCGATGGCAACTGAGAAGCCCAAGCACAAGACCGGGAACCCAGGCGGCAAGACCGGAGAGGCGCAACTGGCGAAGGCGGAGAACTCCCTGAAGGTCTGGCAGATGCGGCGGGCGGGCTACACGATCCGCGAAATCGCAGCGCAGATCGGCGTCAGCAAGTCGGAAGTCGGGCGCATGGTCAAGGATGCCCTGGACGATTACCACGTCAAGAACCAGGATCAGGTGGCCGATTATGTGGCGCTGGAAACCGGGCGCATCGAGGTCATCATGCGCGCCTTCATGCCCAAAGCGCAGACCGGCAACGCCAGCGCGGCCGATGTCGTCCTCAAGGCGCACGACCGGCTCGCCCGGATGCACGGCATGGACGCGCCAAGCAAGATTGCACCGACCACGCCAGACGGCAAGGATGAGTTCGGCGGCGGCATCGGACTGGCGGCACTCCTGGCGGAAGCGAGAAAAGCCAAGGAATGAGTCAACGCATCATCATGCCGGCGCAAGACGCGCTGGACGCCTACCTGGAACTGCGGTCGATATGGGCAAACAGCCCGGAGCTATACGCCAGGCAACGCCTCGGCATGAAACCGACCTGGCAGCAGCGGCAGACCTTTGAGGCCATCGCCCCGGAAGGCGCGAAGGTGACGATCAGAAGCGGGCACGGCACCGGCAAGACAGGCAGCATGGCCGGCATCGTCCTTTGGTTCCTGGAAACACGGGAGTATCCGAAGATTCCATGCACGGCACCGACCAGCCATCAGTTGCGCGATGTGCTTTGGGCGGAGATAGCCAAGTGGATCAGGCGGGCGAACCAGTTGAGCGTCAGCAGGGGCGACCCGCCGTTGCTCTGGCTGGGCAATATGTTCCGCCTGACCAACGACCGCATCTATGACGTCTCGGCGAGCGGCGAATGGTTCGCCACGGCGCGCACAAGCAGCAAGGAAAACCCGGACGCGCTGCAAGGCTTCCACGCGGGCGACATCGAGATTGATGACAGCGGCACCGGCATCGCACGCCAGGACGGAGGCGGTCAAATCCTGTTCATGGTCGATGAGGCCAGCGGCGTCCACGATGCCGTTTTCGAAGCGGCGGAAGGCGCATTGTCCAGCCACGGCGCGCGCTTCCTTATGGCAGCGAACCCGACCAAATCAAGCGGCTATTTCGCAGCCAGTCACCGCCAGAACAGGGGGGATTTCACCGCCCTGCACTTCAAGAGCAGCGAAAGCCCGCTGGTCGATCCGTCTTATCGGCCGAATTTGGTCCGCAAATGGGGAGAAGGCAGCAACGTCGTGCGCGTGCGCGCCGATGGCGATTTCCCCAAGCAAGATGACGATTCGTTGATAGCGCTGGAATGGGCGGAATCGGCACTCGACCGTGACGCACCGAGCGACAACAACGCGGACACCAGGATCGGCATCGACGTCGCGCGCTTCGGTGACGACCGGACCGTGTTCACCGTGCGCAAAGGGCGGCACGTTCCATTCGCAAAGATCGCGGCGAAGCAGGACACCATGCAGACAGCCGGACAAGCGGTCCAACTGCTGGAAAAGTACGGAGGCACCGCCTACGTTGACGTTGGCGGGCTTGGAGCAGGCGTCGCTGACAGGCTACGCGAGTTGGGTAAGCCGCTGATCGAGGTTAATTTCGGCTCGGCAGCCCCAAGCCGCAAGCGACACCAAGCAGAGCGAGATGACAGCCCAGGCCAGAAAGGTCAGTCAGCGCAGGCAAAGCTGATCCGTGACCTGATCTGGCTGGAAATGGCGGACTGGTTCCAATACGAAGAACCGACATTCGCCGGCGCAGACAAGCAGATCGCCGAAGACCTGGCCGGCGAAGTCAGCACCGTGAAATATCGCCTGGACAGCAGCGGCAAGCTGCAAATCGAACCGAAGGACGAAACAAAGAAGCGGCTCGGGTTCAGCCCCGACATAGCCGACTCGCTTGCCTGCACGTTCCATCCAGGAACCACCGGACCACGTTATTCCTTTGAAGGCGAAAGGGCATTCTGATGCTGACGAAACAGGACGTTGACCAATGGCTCCGGCTGCTGCCGGTGAAATCACGGTACACCATAGACGAGGTGGCGCGCGGGGTGGCAAATATAGTCGGCATATCCCATCAAGCCGCGTATCGACGCATCCTGCGCAGGACGGAAAAAGGCGCAATTGAAAGTTTCAAACTACCCCTCGACCGGACGAATTGGCTGTCGCGCAGCACGGTCGAGAAGATCATGAGAGGCGAAATCGAATGAATATCGTGACCAGGCTGTTCGCAGCAAAGACACCGGAGAAGCAACCGGATAAGCCAGAAACAGGCGACATCTACACCGGGCACGCGGTCGAGGAATTGCTCTCGATGCTGACACAGATGCCGGACCCGGACGAAGTGCTGGAAGAAGCCGGACTTGGGCGCGAAGACCTCCGCAAGCTGGAAGGTGACGACGAAATCAGCACCGCACTGGAAACCAGGCAGGACGCCGTGAGCGCAACCCCATGGCGCATTGAACCAGGCGAAGGCCCGGAGTTCGATTTTGCCTATCCGCAAGTCAAGGCGTTCATCGAGAAGATCATCCAAGTGGCCTGGGCGGCGATCCCCTACGGTTACTCGGTGGGCGAAATGGTTTATGAGAAGAAAGACGGCAAAATCGTCTGGAAGGCATTCGAAGAACGACCGTTCGAGTGGTTCGAGCCGAAAAGCGACGGTCGCCTGATCTACCGACCCGTCAACAGGGGCGGCGAAATCAACGTCTTCGATGAGTGGCCGGCCCAGTTCTTCCTGACGCGCAGGAAACCGAGCTATCGCCAGCCATACGGACAAGCCTTGCTCACCCGACTTTACTGGCCTTGGTTCTTCCGCAACGCCGGCTGGCGCTTTTGGGCGCGCTTCCTTGAGCGTTTTGGCTCCCCGCTCCTGATCGGGCAAACCAACGGCAACACGGCAGACATGGCACGCGCACTGGCGCGAGCCGTGCAATCAGCCGTCGCAGCAGTCGGCGCGGACGATAAGGTGACAGCCATCGGACCCGGCAACACCGGAGAGTCGTTCCGCCATTTTAGCGACGCCGTGGACAAGCGCATTCAGAAGGTCGTTCTCGGCCAAACACTCACCACCGATGTCGGCAGCAGCGGCAGCTACGCGGCAGCCAAGGTGCACGACCTAGTGCGAGACGACCGGCGCATGGCCGATTGCGGACTGATCGCAGTCACCATCCAAGCGATGCTCGACACGCTGATGATTCTGAACGGCAAGCCAGCCGGCACGCTGACCTTCATCATGGAAGACGAAACCGGCTTGCAGTTGGAGCGGGCGACGCGCGATGTGGAAATGGCGAAGGCCGGAATCATCAAGTTCACGGAAGAATATCTCCTGCGCGCATACGACTTCGACCCGGAAGACTTCACCATCCCGACAGCAGCACCGGCACCGGAGCCGACACCCGGCAAGGACGGCAAGCAACCGCCAGCGGCAACACCCGCAGCGAAGGCGGCGGCACTGTTCGCAGCCACAAGCCCGAAGTTCTCGCCGGCGCAAACAGCCCTGGAAGACCTGGCGGAAGACACGCTCGCGCAAGCAGGCCAGCCGATACCGCCAGCCGCGATCCGGGCGGCAATCCGGGCATCGACCACGCCGGAAGACCTGATGGAACGACTGGCGGCACTGTTCGACGGGAACGACGCAGCCGAATTCCAGGCCATTGCCGAGCGGGCGCTGTTCGCGGCCGATGTGCTGGGCTACGTCCACATGGAAGCGCAGGATGCCTAAACCGCCAGCCCTATCGATGGGCACGGTCAAGCCCAGGGACGCCATCATCGCCTCGGCGAACAGGGGCGTCGTCCTGCCAGATGTCTACTATGGGAAGATGCACGGCATCGAGCGCGCGGAAGCGTTCAGCATCGCAGGCATCGCCAAGCTCGACCAGTTGCAGCTTGCCATCAACAGCCTGACGACCGCCATCCACGGCGGCATGAGCTTCGAACAATGGAAGCGCGAAGCCCTCAAGGCGGAGGACGTCGCAGCCCTGCCAGCGCACCGGCTCGACAACATCTTTCGCACGAACATTCAAGGCGCATACGCACGCGGCAAGTGCGTCCACATCGCAAACAATCAGGACGCCAGACCGTTCCTGATGTACACGGCGATCAACGACAGCCGGACCCGGCCGGCGCACGCAGCCATGAGCGGGCACGTTGCCAAAGCAGACGATCCAATCTGGAAGGCATGGATGCCGCCGTGTGGTTACAGGTGCCGCTGTACGGTCATCAGCCTATCGCCTACCCAGGCAGAGAAGCGCAAGACCAAAGACGACGAACGGCTGGCGAAGGACGCGGACGCAGCCCAGGCGCGAGAGGCAGCCAGGCAAGGCGGTCCAGACGAAGGCTGGGACTACTCACCCTGCGAGAACCCCGACCCCACCGTGCAGCAAGCCATAAACCAGCGAAAAGCGGCAATCGCAGCCGTGTTCGGCCCGAAGATTGAAAAGCTGCAACAGGCGGCAGCAGCGATCGCGGCAAGCGGTGATTTCGCAGCCTGGACTAAGATCGAAGGGCGCAAGGGGACCAACCCAGGAGGCGTCTATCAAGCCCCGGACGGGCGCAAGTGGTACGTCAAGGAGTACAGCAACCCCGACCAAGCCCGCAGCGAAATGGCAGCCCAGGGCATCTATAAGATGATGGGCATCGAAACACCGAACCAAATGCTGGTCACGCACCAAGGCAAGACCATTCTCGCCAGCGAGTGGATTGACGACCTCGCCACGCTGCCGGCCGATGTCCTAGCCAAGAAGCACGCGACCGACCTGGCGCGCATCTACGCCACAAGCGCACTGGTCAAGAATTGGGATGTGGTCGGGCAGACGATGGACAACCTCGCCAGGACCAAGGGCGGAAAGCTGATAGTCATCGACGCAGGCGGCAGCTTCAAGTTCAAAGCACAAGGCGCATTCAAGGAATTCATGGCCGGACCCGTCGAGGAAGTCTCGGTGATGATTAACCCGAACCGGACAGCCGGAAAGGTGTTCAGCCAGTTGCCAGAAGCGAAGCGCAACGCGGCTATCAAGTTGCTGGACGGCATCACCAAGAAGGCATTGCAAGAAAACTTTCAACTGGCAGGATTCAGCGCGGAGGAAGTGAAGGCGTTGACCGACGCGACCTGGGCACGGCGCAAGTGGATGCTGGAAACGCTCAACAACAAGAGCGTTAAGGCGATCAGAACAGCGACGTTAAACGTGGATGAGGCAATCAATATCCTCGGTGCAACGCCTACTTATCCAACTCCAAGAGGCGGGTCCGGCAATGTCATGCTTGCTTCACTTGGACACGACCCAGCAAGCGTCAAAAGCAAAATCAGCCGGCTCGCCAAAGACTATAGCTGGGGAAAAGATGAGTCCCCGTTTAAGGCATCAATATGGGCATACACAACGAGCGATTACAGGAACATCAATCCGTTGCTATGGGACGCTGCAACCAATGGGCACCAAGCTGCCAGCAGGGTGGCAGCGGTTATCAATCAAGTC